AGATTCGGCAAGTCAAAAACAGCTTTATTCGCTCTCGGTAGGCTTAAAGCTGGTGAGCGCAACAAAACCGAGCAAGCTTACGAAAGTTTGCTTGAATCGATGAGAATCTCAGGTGAGATTCTTTGGTACAAATTCGAGGGAATAAAGCTGCGGCTGGCTGACAATACTTTCTACACGCCAGATTTTTTCGTGATGATGGCAGACGGGCAACTTGAGGCACACGAAGTAAAGGGGCACTGGCAAGACGATGCACGCGCAAAGATTAAGATTGCTGCCGACATGTATCCATTTAAGTTCGTGGCGGCAAAACCAAAGGCAAAAAAGAATGGCGGCGGTTGGGAATTGGAGGTATTCGAGTGAGCGAAAATAAGTTTAGAGGTGTGCATTTGCATAATGACGGATCAGGTTTTGTCGCAACCATAGGGCATGAGGGCAAAAGAATCTATCTCGGAATATTTAAAGATTTCTATTCGGCCAAGAACGCGCGTATTGAAGCTGAAGTGCGTTTGTTTGGTTCTGTTTTTGATAGACGCGAGATAGAAGCTTGTGCGAATGAAGCAAGAATTCCTCTCCACGGAAGATCAGGGGTCTTTTATGGTTGGGCTATTATTGATTTGTGTGACATTGATAGGGTTAAAGAAGTTGCTTGGACTATTGACCCACGAGGATATGTTGCTGGTAGACCATCAGGATCAAAATCATCTGTCACATTGCATCGGTGGATACTGATGGGCGGAGATTCGGAAGTAGGCACTATTGACCATGCTGACGGAAATAAACTAAACAACAAACGCAGCAATTTAAGGCAATGTTCTCAGGCTGAGAATGCAAGGAATACTAAACTTGCAAAGAACAATTCAAGTGGTTTTAAAGGCGTGAGCTTAGATGTGAACGGTAAGTGGAGGGCCAGAATATGGAAAGATCGGAAAGAAATACGCATTGGTACTTTTATTAACATTGAAGATGCTGTTGCAGCCTATGACAAAGCCGCTTTAGAGCTTCATGGTGAGTTCGCGTCGCCCAACATTCGAGTGAAGAAAGCGGCATGAGCGGCGTGGTCGTGATCGTGCGCGAGCTGGATTTAGAGGTGGCGTGATGGCAGATGAAATAGACCAAGCGAACGAAAGAACTGATATTGAAACGTATCGGAATGCAGCGGCTATCCGTGCGGCTGCCGCAGAAATACCAGAAGGATACCCCGGTTTCTGTGACTCATGTGGCTTGGAGTCAAAGCGGCTTGTGAACGATATGTGCGCGCCATGCAGAGATATGAGGTTCTAAAAAAATTTGCCTCATGTATAAGGTTTTACTGATGATTTGTTGTTATGGTATAAGTTGTTATCAAATAAAGTTGATTTCTATATGCCCAAATCAAAAGACAAAAAACTAACGCCAAAGCAGCAAAAGTTTGTTGATGAATACCTGATTGATCTGAATGCGACTCAGGCGGCAATTCGTGCAGGATATTCTGCTAAAACTGCCGGGTGGATCGGCCAGAAATTGGTTGCAAAAAGTCACATTTCTGAATCAATAAGAAAGCGCAGAGATGCGTTGTCAAAGAAAACCGAAGTATCACAAGAGCGGATAGTCTTGGAAATGAAGAGGCTCGCTCTTTTTGATGTGAGAAACTTTTTTCGTGATGATGGAACACCAATACCGATAAAAGAACTGAGCGATGACGCGGCTGCGGCAATTGTTGGATTGGATGTCGTGAGCATTGGGAATGCTGAGAGCGGGGTAGGGCAGGTTATTAAGTACAAATTACCTGATAAAAACAAGTCTCTTGAGAACCTAGCCAAGATACTTGGTCATTTTGAAAGAAGATCGGAACTCGAAAAACTGCAAGCCGAAAAACTGCGCAGAGAGCTTGAAGAAAGCGACAATTCTGCTGATGACGAATACAGAAATAACCGGCGAATTTTAATCGTGCCGCATGACGCAAGATTACAGGGTAACGGCTAACATACCGCAGAGTAATTTTCTGCAGATGCAGCACAAATACCGTGCTTTTGTGAGCGGTTTTGGCGGCGGCAAAACGGTGTGCGGCTCGATGGGCGTGGAGATGCACCATTATGCCTATTCAAAAGTGAATTCAGGTTACTTTGCTCCATCTTACCCGATGATCAGGGATATTTTCTACCCTACGATTGAAGAAGTGGCGTTCATGTTTGATTTCAGTGTAAAGATAAATCAAGCGAATCATGAAGTGCACCATTATGACGGTCGCAGGTATATGGGAACCACAATCTGCCGCTCGCTTGATAAGCCTGGATCAATCATAGGCTTCAAGATCGGGCACGCTCTCATAGATGAATTCGACACTTTGCCTTTATCAAAGGCTCTTCTCGCATGGCGCAAGATTCAAGCGCGGATGCGGTACAAAATTCCAGGGTTAAAAAATGGGGTGGACGTAACCACAACACCTGAAGGTTTTCTTGCTACCCATAAGTTGTTTGTTGAAGATCCATTGAATAAGCCAGAATTGAAAAGTAATTATGGCCTTATACAGGCCAGCACATACGATAATGCAGCAAATCTTCCGGATGATTATATTCCATCATTGCTTGAAAGCTATCCTGAAGAGCTTGTTCAGGCGTATCTGCATGGTCAATTCGTAAACCTCAAGTCAGGCACCGTTTACCGGGCATACAACCGCGTAACGCACAACTCCAAAGAAACCATCAATCAGAACGGAGACATTCTTTTTATCGGAATGGATTTCAACGTGCAGAAGATGGCGGCGCGTGTATTTGTGAAGCGAGTAAACGGATTTCATTGCGTGGCTGAGTTGAATGACATTCTTGATACGCCGGAAATGATCAAGGTTATCAAGGAGCGATGGGCCGCAAGGAATAGGATTATTGTGTATCCGGATGCGTCAGGCGCGGGACGTAACTCGGTCGGTGCATCAATCACAGATATCGGTCTTCTCATCGGAGCCGGTTTTGAAGTTCGAGCAAAAGCATCAAATCCTTTTGTTAAGGATCGCGTCAACGCGGTAAACGTGGCTTTCACCAAAGCCAAGTTATTCGTCAACGCAAGAGAATGCCCAAGGACCGCAAGCGATCTTGAAAAACAAGCCTACGATGCAAACGGAGAACCTGATAAAACTGCCGGATTCGACCATGGAAATGACGCGCTAGGTTATTTCGTGGCGTATGAAATGCCGGTGCTTCAAGTTGCATCATCAACCAGAACTCACGGAACTTAAAACTATGAGCGTAAAAAACACACACCCTGATTATGATGAATCTCTGCGTGACATGCAGACGGTGCGAGATTTCTACAAAGGCGAGCGCCATGTAAAGGAAAAAACCGTAACTTACTTATCGCCGACCGTTGCGCAGACTTTGGACGGACTTAACCCGGGAGAGCCCGGCGCTGTTGCGTATAAAAAGTACCTTGAAGGCGCGCGCGTGCCTGGATTGGTAAAGGAAAAAGTTGAAAATGCAATCGGTACGATGCACAAGGAAAATGCGGTAATTCAAGTTCCTAAGAAAATGGAGCCTTTACTCAACAGGATTACCCGGCAAGGCGAATCGGTTCACGCGCTCATCCGCAGAATGAACGAAGAGCAACTAATTCCCGGGCGGCTCGGCTTGCTACTCGACAGCGATGAAAAGACGGATTTGCCTTACATTTCGCTTTACTACGGCGAATCGATAACCAACTGGGACGAAGGGATACTGCAAACCGGTACGGTAGCCAGTCTGCGCATGGTGGTTTTGAGCGAGCCGACTACCGAACTCGACTCTGACTATAAATGGACCATCAAGGATACATATAGGGTTCTGTCTCTGGCGGCGGGTGAAAACGGAAAGAATGTTTTTGTGACCGGCAAGTTCGAGGATGAGATAACTCAATCAGAAATGAAGCCGGTGCTGCTGTTCGGCAGGCCGCTGGAAGAGATTCCGTTTGCTTTTGTGAATTCCAAGGACAACTTGCCTACGCCTGATATGCCGCCGCTGCTGGGATTGGCAAACAAGGTGCTGGGCATTTATCGTTCGGAGGCAAATTACCGCTATCACCTGTACATGCAATCCCAGGACACGCTTGTCCGGATTGGGCACATGCCAATGGGTACTGGTGACGAAACTACGGACAATAGCGTAAGAACCGGGGCTGGCGCCTGTATCGATGTTGCACCGGGCGGCGACGCGAAGTACATAGGCGTGAATTCGCAAGGTTTGGCCGAAGAGCGGTCCGCGCTTGAAAACGACTATCAGCGCGCCGAAGAGGAAGCAATGAAGCTTATCGATAAACGGTCGGCAGAAAGTAATGATGCGCTCATGACTCGCAAGGGTTCCCAGTCCGCGAGCCTTACGCAAATTGCCAAGACATCGGCTGCAGCGGTCGAGAGGATGCTCAAACTCATTGCTGTCTGGATGCAATTGAATCCGGATGAAGTTGTTGTAACGCCATTCACTGATTTTGGCGATGTAACCATAACCGCCAAGGACGTGATTGATATGAAAACCGCTCAAACCATGGGCGCGCCTATTTCCGATGAAACGATCCATGAGCGGATGCGCGAGGGCGGCATGACCGACAAAACATTTGAGCAAGAGATCGAAGCGTTAGCCGGTCAGGACGGCGGCCTGTAATGCCCACAGCAAACGAACAGATGTACGACGCTGCGCTACGACATCAAACGTATGTGCTGCGCTATTCTGCCGGTGTGCGCAACAAGATCAATGATTTGCTCGATGAGACCGAGGATGAAATATCAGGGAAACTCATGGCCAAATTGGGAAAGTCTCAAGGCGTTACCGTTCCCGCTGACTGGAAAAGATTGAATCAGCTGCAGCAAGTCATTTTTGAGATCCGCGGGGAAGCGTGGAAGGCTGCCGGGTCTTTGTTATACGATGAGTCGCTATCCTTGGTAGCGCAGGAATCGAAGTTTTACACTTACCTGATTACCAGCGTTTCGCCCGTAATTTTGGATACCGTTACGCCGCACCCGGAAACATTGAAAGCGATCGTCACCGAGCGGCCGTTTGAAGGCAGGATTCTATCGGATTGGGTGAGCAAGATATCTGAGGACGATGTTTCCAGGCTCAACAAAATAATCAACTCCGGAATCGTGCAAGGCAAAACCGCACAGGAAGTTACCCTCGATCTGTTCGGTACCGCCAACGCAAAAGGAACGGACGGAATCACGCAAATGACTCGTGGATCAGTGAACATGATGGTTCGCACGGCCATGCAGCACATAACGAATAGCGCGCGCCGGGAAGTTTCTCTCGCTAACGCTGATATCGTGGAAATGGAGGAGTGGGTGTCTACCCTCGATGGAAGAACGTCACCATTTTGCCGCGCCACAGATGGAAAAATCTTCAAACCAGGTGAAGGGCCGCAGCCGCCAGCGCATCCTTGGTGCCGGTCCGCCCGTGTGATGTATTTATCGCAGGATATCGGTGTCCGGCCATCAAAGCCCGTCACTGAGCGCCTGCTTGTCAAAGAATATGCCGCCAAGAATGATCTTGGATCGATCGGCAGCCGCGAGGATCTGCCACGCGGAACCAAGGGCGACTACGACGATTGGGCACGTAAGCGCGTGCGCGAATTGGTCGGGCAGGTGCCAGCCAAAACCACATACAACGACTGGCTTAAAACCCAAACTCAGGAATTCCAGGTCGATACGCTTGGGAAAACGCGCGCCGATTTATTCAGGAAAGGCGGGCTCACGTTGGACAAATTTATCGATGCAGACGGGACAACTCTGACACTCAAAGAGGTTGCGCAGCGGGACGCGGCAGCATTTGAACGTGCCGGATTGGATGTAAGTAAATTTTTAAACTAGGAGAATAGCTATGCAACTTAAACAGAAACTTACGACACTTGAAGGATTGGATCCGGCTTTCCACGAGCTCTATACCGAGCAGGCCGATAAAACATTCCTCTTGACCGGCGTTGAAGGGATGAAAACGCAGGGAGATATCGACAAGGTTACTCAAGCGCTGGTTAAAGAGCGCGCAGATCATAAAGCGCTCAAAGAGAAATTTTCGCTTCTTGGTGATCAAGATCCAGTGGATTTGCTTGCGCAGCTTGACCGCGTCAAAGAACTTGAGGCGGCCGCCGCTGGGAAAATCGACGAAGCCAAGATCAACGACATTGTTGAAGGCAGACTCAGAACCAAGCTTGGTCCGATCGAGCGAGAAAACACGCAACTGAAAGCGCAACTCGCCGCAGAACAGCAAGTATCAACTGAGCTCAAATCAAAAGACAGGAAGCGCACCATTCATGACGTGGCTCGATCTGCCGCGATTAAGCTGGGCGTTATTCCAGAGGCTTTGGATGATGTTTTGCTCTATGCTGATAGTATTCTGGATCTCACTGAGGACAATCGAGTGGTTACCCGTGACCAGGTAGGCGTAACCCCAGGCATTGACCCGGAAGTCTGGCTGACAGAAATGCAACAGAAAAAACGTTACTGGTGGCCTGGTAGTCAATCTGGCAATTCAACCGGATCCGGTTCTAGTGGAATTTCTGGTGACAATCCCTGGACTGCAACTGGGTGGAATCTGACTCGCCAAGGTGAGATTGTTAATCAAGATCCGAAGCGCGCCGAACAACTGGCACGTTCAGCTGGTACTTCCGTAGGTGGCCCAAGACCTCAGCAAAAGGCAGCGTAACCATGACCACAATCGCTTATCGTGACGGGATTGTGGCAACTGATACGCTATCGGTTTCCGATGGAATTGTTGTCGATCATGCTTATGAAAAATGCATCGTTAGAGATGGTGTAATGTTTTTTATGACCGGCGGCACATCAGATCACGATAAGCTGGTTGAGGAATATTTGTCACCTACCGGCAGGGATACCGGTAATGCCGCTGCGATTGTTGCTGATAAAGGAAAAATATTCATTGTCAGTGGAGAAGATGGCGGCAAAGGGATATTCAAATGCCCAAACAAGCGGGAAAATTATATCTCAATAGGCAGCGGGGAAAGATTCGCTATTTCTGCCATGGATCACGGGAAAAGCGCCAAAGAAGCGGTCGAGTATGCAATGAAACGTGACATTTACACCGGCGGGGAAGTTAAGGTTTATCAGGTGTAGCGGATTTTTATGGTGGTGATGAATGGCGCCTAGTGCGCCATTTTTCATTTCTTAATAGCCTCATTTAGTACGAAAATAATCCAATCTGTCAGCTTCATCCCTTTCGATTGCGCAGCCTTAACCCACATGGCCTTGTCAGAAGATTTGCACCGCGCATGGATGTGAGATTCGGCTTTCTGATCATCCGGCTTGGTGGCGTTGCTTGGTTTGCCGGTCAAGCCGTGCGGTTTTTTGTCATCCATTATTATCTTCAACCTTGAAAGTAAAATCAGGCAGTATTTGCCTGACTTGATCTATAAAACATCCATCGATTGCGCGATTAGGGTAAATCGAATAACCGATGTTATTCTTCGACAAAGGTAACCTGCTGTCAATCTGTGTTGCGTATTGGAAATGACCTTCGGTTAATTCAACTATTATTTTTGACATGACAATAATCTATGTATTGACTTTAAATGTAGTATTTTTGGAATGTTTCGTACTCTGATTGAGTTATTTCGGTGCAATTCTCGCAGTTCACCGCGTTGCCGCAATGGAACAATGCAACACCATCATCGTCGTAATTATCTAGTTCCTCCTCCCCGTACCAATTTGTCACAATGTCCTTTATGCGCTCATCAATAGTTACTTCTGGCGGCAGAGCGGTCGTGGTTGGTTGAGAGAATTCAAACTCACCGCACTTGGTTAATATCGATAGTAAATAGAATTTCATGATTGTTTTCCTATTTGTAAAATGAGCTGAGATACCCTTGAGCCACAAATTCTTGTGACATTCTCATTACCATGCTCACAATATGCGGTTCATTGGTTCCAACATTAACGCCACATACTTCATAGTAACCAGGTTCCCAAACCGTGCTGGCGTAGTGGATTGTTGCGGTTGATGGAAGCATGTCTCTATCAACAAGCAATTCGATCAACAGCTTGACGCGGCCATAAAGATTTAATGGATAAGGCTGATTTAGTAAGTTAACTGTTTTGATTTGCATGATAATTCCCTCAGTTATAGCCCCTCTCGGGGCCGTGATTGTTATTCTGCTTTGATCTGCCCAGCTTTCAGAATCTTGTCAGCTGCACTGAATATCTTTTGCGCTGATTTTTCCTGAATCTCTGCGCTTCTCAACCAGCTTTGAATATACCCGCGAGACTCATCTAAACCAGGCAAGCCCAATAAGCTGCACAGAATGTATGCCACTGATTCGGCCTCTACTTCACGAATATCGCGCGGTGTCGTGTCGCTGTCGTCCATGGTGTGTTCCTGGGTATGGCCGAGAACCACATGAGCCAATTCATGAAAACGTGTTTTGTGTGGATATTGAGCAAGCGGATTGATTGCAATCGATGTTCCGGAAGCGTAACCCTGGGTGTTGCCGTTGTGGTGTTTGAATGTTCCTTCGGTTATCCCGAGCGCTTGCAGTGCCGTTTCTTTGTCCCATACTGGGATGGTTATTTCATTGGCATAATCCTCGCCATCGGTTTGACTGAGAACAAACCAGTTATTTCTCCACACGAAGCGGGAGAAAACATGCTCCTCAGTTTCGCCGGTTGATTTGTTTTCCTTCTCGCTTTTCATTGTGATCGGCATGCATAGCGCAATTGCCTTTTCACCTTTTTTGACCTGCCGGCCTTTCTCCGTCCATGCCTTGTAACTTGCGATCGGTCCCAGCTGGATACCTCTGGCCGCGCATTGGAATGCTGCGGCCATGACGTTGCCTAGACTGTAATTGTGAAAAGCTGAGTATGCTTCGCTGATGATTCCTGGCTGTTCTACTGCATTGCTCAGGAGAGTAGAAAATTGAATGTTTGCTTGTGACATTTTGAATCTCCATTCTAGGTTCCAAGTCCCGCTTGGCCGGTTGTTGAATTAATCTTTCAACATATTGATATTATACACTAATTTTTATTTGTGTCAATATAACTAGCTGATAATTAACTATTATTTATATTTTTATAAGAACCTTCACTTTAAAAGCATCAACGCCCCATTTTCTCAATCGATTTACTATCCTGCATGCTCTCGAATATGATATGAATTTCCGTCCAACCCCCTTGCTGTATGCGGTTGGTGTTGGCCAAAATCTGACTTCGTAACGAGTTACTTTTCTCATGTTAAGCAGCCTTCTCAGTTAGCAGTCGCACCACATTCCCGTCATTTTCCAGCGAATAGGCCGTATTGAAGAATTCATAAACATGCTCAACCTTCTCACCCATTTCTTCCGCCGCATGCTGCGCGTTATGGATCCATCCCTGTAGGCGCCCGATCTCGACATTCAAAGCCAGCATAAAAGCCTGGTTGAATTTGATGTGAAGATTCCCGTTCATGTAGGCGCGAACTTCCATCAGTTTGATGTGCTTACCGGCTTTGTTGGTGCAGTAGAATTCTTCCTTACTTCCGCTCTCAAAATTGTGGAATTTGACCTCATCATCAGAATCGAACCCCAGATTTCTGGCCACCACAATCAAATCGTCTACGAAGTTAGCGGCCGACTCGCTTAGCCCTCCAATCGCGCTGTAACTGTTATAAGTTCCGCTCCTCACCAACCCGCCAACGCCGCCCGCCACAATCCGGTAATCCAGCTTGAAATGAGTGTGTTTATCGTCATCATAAAGGTAGCGGAAGCTATTCTTTTTAAACACTCGTTCGTTCGACTTGTAATTGATCACGCACGCTGAATCAACCATTTTGTTGAACGTCTCGATCATCTGGCTATCCAGGTATCCGTTCGCATTCTTGATAGCCCAAACCGTTATGGCGTAGGCGTTTGATGCAGTAAAATCGATGTTCGTTTTTCGCGTAATGCTTTCAATGAAAGCTTGCCTGCTGGATGCCGTTAATCGGCTAGTCAGCGGCGCGTAATTATCAAAGAGCTCATGCCAATAAGCATTCTTTAGGCCTTTTATCTTTGACCGAATAGAACTGATGATGGATTTAATCGATATGTCGAGCTCCTTGAAAAGCACCTCGTCCAGTTCACTCACCTTCTGATAATTGCCGATCAACCCGTCTAGTTCTGCCCGGTACAGCACGTCAAGTACCTCGATTGTGCTTTTCCCCGCAACCAGTGAATTATTGATGGTTGCCTTCCGTTCTTTCTCGGCAGATCGATTCCTGTCATATTCAGATACATCCTGCTTGCTAACTTTCTCCGATAGATGAAAGAATTCCTCCACCCATAGCGCGAAAGGATCCACCTTGTTATCGATGGTTCCATTCCGGCGATACTTGCTTCTGTAAGCCTCCTCGCATAGCGATATAAAAACCAGATCAACTTTCGCCCGAGCCGTGCGGTCCTCTGAATCCAAGAAATCGAATTCTCCAATTACTTCATGGCTTGCCTTTCTTGCCTCAATTGCATTCAGTATCGGCTGCTGATCTTTCCAGCGTTGCGGAATAACCAGATAGATAAAATTTGCATTGGCTTCGCGGATAACCTTGACGCTCCAGTCAATGAACTCTTTGTACGGCGGATTACTGAAAATGCAGTCAACGGACTTATCAAGTAACGACTGCTCCCAAAAATCCGTGCCGAGGATACCCACATCGATCGGCAACATATCCAGCAAAGGACGCGCTTTCTCTATTGCGAAGTATTCCGTATGGTAATTGTCGCGGTCTTCCGGGTCTCTTATGTTCAGCTCTTTAAACCGGTTCAGTACCTTCCCGTTTCCTGCCCCGATATCAAGAAGGCTTTCCGGGCGTCGTTGGTTCGCGTGCTTGTGAAAAGCCGAGATTATTTCATTTGTTGTGGGATACCACTCAAAGTCTTGGCCGGTTGCGCCTAATTCTGCCAGTGCTTGTACTGTTGATGTTCTCATTTTCTTATCCTTACAGTGAAGTTCTTAAACCGGTTTCTGATTCAAACAGTGGGCGTAGATCGTCGTTATAAACGTCCTTGTGTTCACTAATAACCGTGTGCTTGTTTGCGAAAATCCTGCTGAAAGTCACGTCATATAAATCGCATCCGTTAAGAACGATTTTCACATGATTGATTTTTACCCCGGAAAATCTTGGCAGCTTGAAAGACAGTCCGCCGCATTGTTCATTGTGCGCAATGAAGTCTCGGGCTCCTGTCATTACTTTGAGTTTGCCGCCACCAATTTGGCGGTAGATTGTTTGGACTATTACGTTCAAATCTTCTTTGCTTAACATTTTTACTCTCCAGTTTAGGTTCCTGATTCCGTCAGGCCGGTTTTCTGTTTAATTGAAACTATAAGCATAATCATACACATGTTGATTCTATATGTCAACACAAAAAGAAATTATTGCATCGTATAATCATAAGTAATGCTTATGATAAATCAATACAGTATAAATAAAGCTTGATATATTAAATTTTCAGTATTAATATTTATAGCGAATCTCTAATTGGGTTCGATCGTGATGAGAAAATCTAATTAGACGAAGGCTTTACGCATCATGGGATGCAAATTCCGTGAAGCGTGCCCCTCCTAAAAGGCAGGCCGCTTTGAGTTAAA